TGATTAAAGTGTCTAACACTCTATTGTTGCTGTATACAGCTTATAGCAATATTCTTAACGCTCGAAGTGGATCTTGAACATTGCCGACTACACGCTTTAACACGTGCGCTTGATATGGGGTGGCCAGACTTATCGGCGGTACTCCCAGAAATCTGGCTTGTGATACAAATGGTATCTGTAGAACGTTCTTATACAGCTTGTACAAACTACGCGCCAGGCCGAACTTACCGCGTGCAGGTGTTGAAATTTGCCTAATTTCAACCTCTCTGGTTACAGCAAGTTGGTTTCGCGTAGCTCTCATAACTGCTGAGAACACTACTTTATCAGATAACATCCCCTCGTATTTCGAGGCGAGCAGGTCAGAATAGTCAATTATGCCAGGCAGTAATTGCTTTTCTTTACCATCTTCGTCTTCGAAGATCCGTTGCGCCGGGTGTTCCTCGAACTCTACCCCTACCGACGCGTCGGAGTCAGTCGACACACCTCCCACCACAACGTGTGCGTGGTAGATGGCCTCTACTGTCTCTTTGGGCACTGTAAAGACTGTCGATGCTTTATTTATTACGTGCTTGACCATGGCGTCTTTGACATGATCGGGAATGAAAGCTCGTGCTTCTATGTCCGCTTGCCTATTGCGGTAAGCGCCTAACATCGACGTAAGCTTTACCGGCGCCTGAGATTCTATACGAGAGTGTACGGTAGTAGCACAAGCTCGTGTGAGGTATTGTGCCCCATTGCCAGTCTGTTTGCTCAGCTTATGCTCCACGCGCAGAAACTCCCCTATTGAGAAAGCGTTACATTTCGCCGCTTGTGCTCTTGCGTTAATCGCGGCCATTTTTGCATGAATAGAACATGCTGTAGACATGCTTTCTACTGTCAGTAGTACGTCGTCGCCATTATGCACGGAGTCCCTAAATCCCGGAGTGGCAAACACTCCAGCTATATCCATATAAATAAAATTAAGGGCTGTGTTTAAAAACGTAGTCAGTCTAGATCCGGACATTAGCGTGCCCGCTGTCCTGTAGCGCCCATCCGCTGCGTTTACTATTGTCTTTGTCTGACTAGCAATTGTCCAGTCCATAGCTTCACGCTGCACTGCGCTCATGTCGGCAGCGTATTTATCTCTATAAGCACACAATACCGCAATCATCGCATCAGTCGAATGTTGCGCGTTGAAGTCATCGAAGTCGTAACAAAACGTTTCCTCTCCTTCACACATAGCTCTTAGGCGCTTATGCACTCTACTTGCTTCTGCCTCTTTGCCCACAGGAAACCTATGTCTAAATACATCTTCACAATTGTACATAGCCAGATGAGCCAATGTAGCTGATGTAAGGTCCACACCATATATCGCGCGGCGCTTACCCCATTCTATTTTCTCCGAAGGCCAAGCCTGTATTTCCGGCTCTCTTTCGAGAAATGTCTCTATATGGCGGGCCGGCATTGAATTTAACGTAACAAATTTCGTTCTATGCCTATAATTCGACGGGTCTATATACACACGGTCGTCTTCATGCTGTGAATGCACGCTGCCCGCAGGTGCCCATTCCCATCTACTAGCAGTGAAGTCTTTTATACTTAGCTTTTTGTATCTAAAGCCATTCTTATTACCCATTTCGAATATTTTCATCGCTGAGCGATACACGTCAATACTTTTAACTTTAATGTCGTCTACTTTAGTTCTGTGCTCCTTCTCAGCGCGCCAATCAACAGCTCCATACCCTCTATTCGCCAAACTGAGCAACTCAAACATCTCAGTCAAATCGATTAGATCAGCATGATGTAGACTCTTAAAAGGCACACTACACTCTTTCAATCTTAATAAAGTTAAGTCTACATTCCTAGCCCACAACGTGCTTGATGTAGCTATCATTACAGCCACACTCTCTCGTGCTGTGGCTATATACATTAGTATTGTAGCCGCGAACGCTTCTGTAATGCCGTGCATCTGTCGCAGTCTCGCGTTCATCGACAAAACAAGCTGACGCCGCCGCGCATCACAAGTTACTATGTTATACACCTCCATCGGCGTGTAGTGAGTATGATGCTCACCTGTAGTTGCCGATTTCTTGTATGTTAAAGAGCGTATGCTAAACTTAACATCGTGCTTATAGTTTTGCTTTAAAGGTTTCAAGATTTGCCGCACTGAAGCTAGCTCATCTTTATCACCGTACACATAGCCACCGACCATTGAATACGCAGCAGACAATCTTTGCTTCACGATGGGCGGCAGTAAGCTGACGGGTTTATTCATTTTGATGTAATGTGCCCTGGTGCCCCCATCGCCGTACGAACACGTTCGTACACATTCTTGGCCAGCGTACATAATGTCGTTACCCTGCCATGTCATCGTATCTTCTTCGACGCCGACCAACACGTGAGTACATTTGTGTCTATCCACTACCTCCAGTCTATTTTCACTCATTCGCGTAAACACTGGCCACATGCCTCCTACCTTATCATACAGTACTCTCCTCCGTCCTTCCACCCTAGACGAAGCTGCTGCCACCGGCTCCACATTCAATAGAGTTATCGGCCGGTGCTCCACACTCCCAAACACCTGTTTCTCCCATGTAGGCCTCACTCTATTACATCTGAAGCAACGTGAGGCACTTCCGGTGGCGGGATTTGACCAGCCTGTACATCGTCTGCAAAACGAAAATCCGACTCACTACGCTCGATAAAACCTTTTAGCTTTATGATTTCAGTTGTTGTAGCTATATTGATATGACGTAGATTCAGCACTGGTGCAGCGCTATACCTATCTCCTATTAATTCTGGCTGTCTGCGTTCCGGGAGACTGACGCTGTGAGAATTAATACTAAATTTATAGTTTATCACACTGTGACAAGACTTACTGTGTAGCGGTGGTAAATCTATAAACGAGTTTCCTCTCTCTACCAGCTTGCTTATACAAACTATGCCGTTATGGCCTACAGAACCTAATATTGGCCACGTCCACGATGCATCAGGCGAATAGTCTCCCTGACTACCGCATGATTGTCCATATTGTTGTCTCATTTGTATGTCGTACCCACACAACCGACATAACCACGCCCAGCTCCACGCGCTATATAGGTCTGTCTCCCAACCCATCTTGGTGCGCTTGAGGTCGGCTGTGTCAAACACCCCTCTCAAATTAAAGGGAGACATTTTCCCTATCGGGTTCAGAGGAAGGAGTAAAGTCGGAACGCCTGCCATGGGTATACTATTCAACTGCAGGTATTCTGTATCACGACGTTTTTCTATCGTGCTGCCGCACCGTTTCGGATCGTATACTAGAACTGGAAACTCTAATTCAACTTCCTCACGCTCATCAGGCAGCTCGAATTCTACGAACACTCCCGACATACCTGCTAATGGTACAGGACATCGCAACGCTTCACTACACAACGCACCATACATTACTGCCGGGTTGGTTACCGTGTCATAGGTACGATACAAATCTTCTGGGTTGTCTTCGTTTCTAAAGCGTAGTGCACGTACTGCTATTCCTGTCTGTACCGCCTGTACTAATATGTTGCCTAGCAGATTATATTTCGTAACGTCAGTCGAAAAAGCTCCCCACTCGTTTAGCGACCTCTGTGACACTAGAGCAGGTTCGTCCTCATTTATAAAGGGCAACGCCCCTCGCACTGATTTTAATGCTGGTAGATGTATCACGCGCTGCTGTGTCAACCAAACATTGCCTTCGGCCGTTGCAGGTATGAACTGACACATAGTCTGGGCTACTAAACACAGCGCCGTGCTATATTGGCCGTACAGCCTATTAGCTGCTAAGTAACGGCTCATTGTGCGCCATACTTCTTTGGCTTTGGGCAGCTTGGGCTGCGTAACTCTACCATCACTTGTCTGGTCAAAGTTTCCTATGTCTATTCTTTTGTCGAACCTATAATATAGCTTTGACGTCAAAATGGGGCAATCGAAGTCTAGCAAAAACCGAGACTGCCTGTACCACTTGCCACAACACAGCAATACTATTACAGCCTCTGTTTCTGTTAACGACCTCAGATCCAAACACACGTCAGACTGAGGTGCGCAATATTCTTCAACACGAACCACATCTGGCATGTCTTGACGGCTGAATCTAGTAAACCACGTCATGTCGCCGCCCACAGGATACTCTTCTGGAAGTAGCGCCGTGCGATTAACTGCGACCACACCGTCATTGTATTTGGGAAGTGCGCCTTTAAGACCTACTCCCCCACTACTTTCTGATAGCTCCAGTAGTATTGCGAACCGCATTAGATTGACCAACAATGACACGTGGTTGTCAGCCCATGACATAGTTTTCATGTATTCTAGCTTGTGGTGTTGCTCATTTAATGGCATCCCTGATTCTTTAGCGACCGTGGCTAGTACGTTCACTATATTTAGGTTACCCTCGGGTGTCAGACAAAACTTGTTTATTCCTTCCAGGTCTGAACTCCCACTGCCCATTACAACAGTCGACCTACCTAAATACGTCATTGACTGAGCCATTGTCAACTTCTTGATATTTTTGTCGCCATTGACATCGACGGCCAAGTTTCCCTTAAGCAGAGTGTTATAATTGCCACTTTCGTGCTTAATCGGCATGCCCGCCATTCCCTCCGACTCAAATACGTGTTTGATAATTTTATCCATTGTGAATTGTGCGTCTATTAGCCCCGACGATTGGTTCTCTTATATAGTTTTTGATGTTTTGCGAAATAGTTTAAAGCAGTTTACGTCTACTACCCCTGACAAAGGTACCCTTAAGTTATGTGAATTTCAAAAATTTTGGCCAAACCAAAATTTCG